TCTGTTCGAATTCAACGATGACTTTACTAGAGCACAGTTCCGTAATCTGGTTGAACCGTTCTTGAGAGATGTACAGGGTCGCCGAGGAATTACAGACTACCGTGTGGTCTGTGATAGTACAAATAATACTGGTGAAGTAATTGATAGAAATGAGTTTGTTGGAGACATTTATGTCAAACCAAATCGTTCTATCAACTTTATCCAGTTGAACTTTGTTGCTGTACGCTCTGGCGTTGAGTTCTCTGAAGTAGTTGGTCAAAACGGCTAAATAGATAAAAAGGAGAACAAACATGGCATTTGATATAAACAGGTTTAAGGGTGCTTTAACAGGGGGCGGTGCTAGAAATTCACTGTTTTATGTTGAATTAAATACACCATTTACTGGAGAGTTGCAAGTTGCAAAATTTATGGTGAAGGCTGCTCAAATTCCAGCATCAACATTAGGCACGATCGAAGTTCCTTACTTCGGTCGTCAAATAAAAATTGCTGGAAACAGAACTTTTGCTGAGTGGACGCCAACTATTATGAATGATGAGAATTTTGAAATTAGGGAGGCTATGGAAAATTGGTCCTCTAGAATTAATGCTCATATTGGCAATACAAACTCAACTCCAACAAGTAACCCAAACAATTATAAATCTGATGCAACAGTAGTACAGATGGGTCAAAATGGTGCTGCGCTTAGATCTTATAGATTTGTTGGAATATTTCCAACTGAAGTTTCTACCATTGATCTTGCTTGGGAAACTGAGGGTATTGAAGAGTTTACTGTAACATTCCAATACGATTATTGGGAAGCAACATCAGTAACTAGAACCTTCAGAGAAAGAGTTGAAGATTTTGCTGCAGGAGAAATCGTTGAAGCGATAAGACGTGGTTCTACACAAGCTGCTCCTGGCGGATTCAGTTAATAATTGAAACGGTGATTTTTTGGGGTGGTATAAATATAATATATCACCCCAAAATACTTTGACATAGGAAAATAATATGGAACTATTCGGTTTCCAAATAGGGAAAAAGAAAGAGGAAGAACAGAAACCCACTGTTCAATCTTTCGCCCCACCACCTGCAGAAGACGGTATTCTGACTGTTACAGAAGGTGGGTTCTATGGTACTGCTATCGATCAGGATGGTACGACCAAAAACGAAACAACTCTCATTACTCGTTACCGCACTATGGCACAACAACCAGAGTGTGAGCGTGCTATTGATGACGTCATTAATGAGGCAATTGTTTCCGACGAACACGATTCACCAGTTTCTATTGTTTTGGACGAAGTTGAAATGCCAGAACAAATCAGAGAATTAATGCGTGAGGAGTTTGATAATATTCTAGACATGCTGAACTTCAATACAAAGGCATACGACATATTCCGTAACTGGTATGTTGATGGTCGTTTGTATTATCATCTAATGATTGATATGGCAAGTCCAAGAACAGGTATCAAAGAGATACGATATATTGATCCACGAAAGATCAAGAAAGTCCGTAGCGAAAAACGAAAGTCGCAGGCACAGACGAAACCAAATAATCAGTTCATACCTAAAGAGTATAATGAATATTTTATCTACTCAGAAAAAGGTGTGACTGCTGGCAATCAAGGTGTTAAGATTGCACCTGATGCTATTGCGTATTGCCACTCAGGTATCTTAGACGAGAACAATAAGATGGTTAGATCGCATCTACACAAAGCGATCAAACCTATGAACCAGTTGCGTATGTTGGAAGATGCAACAGTTATCTATCGACTTGCACGTGCACCTGAGCGACGTATCTTCTATATTGACGTTGGTAATCTACCGAAAGCAAAGGCAGAACAGTACCTGCGTGATATGATGGCAAAGCATAAGAACAAACTTGTTTACGATGCATCTACTGGAGACATTAAAGACGATCGTAAGTTTATGACTATGTTGGAAGACTACTGGTTGCCACGACGTGAAGGTGGTCGTTCGACTGAGATTACCACACTTCCTGCTGGTCAAAACTTAGGTGAACTTGATGATGTAAACTATTTCCGTCGCAAGTTGTATGAGGCACTTAATGTACCAACAGCACGTTTAGAATCAGAAGGGCAGTTTAACTTGGGTCGTGCTTCTGAGATTACACGTGACGAGTTGAAGTTCTCCAAGTTTATTAGCAGATTGCGTAATAGATTTACTGATCTATTCAATATATTACTTGAGCGTCAATTATTACTCAAAGGCATTATCACCAGACAAGAGTGGAAAGAAATCAAAGGGCAGGTATTCTATGATTTCTTAGAAGATAACCACTTCGCTGAACTGAAAAATGCTGAACTTATGCGTGAGCGTTTGGGTCTACTTGGCGAAATTGATGCTTACGTTGGCAAATACTACTCAGTTGAGTGGGTGCGCAAGAACGTACTAATGCAAACTGAAGACGAAATAGAGGAAGTTGATCTACAAATAGAGGCAGAGCAGGAAACTGATGAACCTGACGACGATATGCCTGATGATCAATTCCAGTAAAATAATATTTTTTTATAAATATATTCATAGGAGTAAATTATGAGCGATTATAATATGAAAGACGCTGTTAAAATGGCAGCAGACGGTAATGCATCTGACTTTAAAGATGCAGTTAGTTCTATGCTCATGGATAAAATACAAGATGCGGTAGGAATGAAGAAGGCAGAAGTTGCTGCATCATTTATGTCTGAACCAGAGATTGAACCTGAAGTTGAGGTTCAATCCGAACCAACTGAGGCAGAAGAAAATGTCGATTAAAAAATTCAAAGAATTCGTTCAAGAACAAGCACCTGCTCAAGATTATGTGCCGAAAGATCAATCTGGAGAAGAAACTAAAGAACTGAAACCGCAATCAAAAGGTGAGCAGAAATTTAAAGATATGCATAAGGTTGAGGTAACAAAGCACCCAGTTGCACCTGAGCATATGTTTAACGGTTCCAGAGAAGAGGTTCTGAAGTGATACAATCATTTACAGAGTTTGTTTCTGAATCTGCTCACAAAGCTCTCTCAGCATATGCTAAAAAGAGCGGTGGTGTTGATAAAGATGACATGCTTGCAATCGCTGATATGATTAAACAAAAAACACCCACTAAAGATCTTGCTATGATGATTAGAGCAATGGACACTGATCCACGTGATGGTGTTTTACAGGTTATTCAAAAAAGTGACAAGAAGTTGTATAACGATCTTGTCAAGAACATGAGGTAATAAAATGGCAATCAAGGCATTAGCAAATACCGTTGCAACAGGATCTGCCACTAATGTGTTCTTAGCAACTGCTGTTCATCTATCAAACGACAGCACCGCAAGAACAGTTGTTATTGCTAACACAGGCATTGATACTGGAACAGGCGAACACGGCAGTTATGCTGGAGGTCAAGTTTCTATTCGCATTCCAGCAAACGGCACTATGGTTATTCGTAAGAGACCAAATGACACCGTCACTTGTAATGCTGCTTGTTTCGCAACCAAAGTAGCGGAGGGATCTTCCGAATGAAACTTATAACAGAGATTACTGAAGAGGTCAAACTTCTTCAAGAAGAAAAAGAAGACGGCAAGAAGAACTACTTTATCGAAGGTGTTTTCATGCAAGGAAACATCAAGAATCGTAATGGTCGAGTCTACCCAACTGAGGTTCTAGATAAAGAAGTTGGTCGTTACAATAAAGAATATGTAGAAAAGAATCGCGCCTATGGCGAGTTGGGTCATCCAACTGGTCCTACTATTAATCTTGAGCGTGTGTCACACATGATCACTAAACTAGAGCGTGATGGTGACAACTATGTTGGTCGTGCTAAGATTATGACTGAGACACCATATGGTGGTATCGTCAAATCACTTATGGACGAGGGTGCTACACTAGGTGTATCTTCTCGTGGCATGGGTTCACTGAAGCAATCCAAGAGTGGTGTTGCTGAAGTACAAAATGATTTTTATCTGGCAACTGCTGCGGATATCGTAGCAGATCCTTCTGCCCCTAATGCTTTCGTTGAAGGAATTATGGAAGGTGCCGATTGGGTATTTGATGCTGCACGCAATGAGTGGCAAATGATCGAAGCAGATAAAATTCGTAGCGAAGTAAAGAAAATGAGTGCTGCTGAAGTGGAAGCAAACAAACTTCAGATCTTCGAGCAGTTCTTAAAGACTTTAAGTCGCTAAAAGTTTTATTTTTATAAATAAATAACATGAGATAACTTCACGAAGGAGCAATCCAGATGTCTGATAAAGAAATCAAGCAAGACGAGGAAATCAAAGACCTCGATCAGGAAGTAGAATCTCAGGTTGATGAGGCGAAGGCATCTTTTGGTGTTGACGCTGAAGTTCCTGAACCTACTGGTAAAGAAGCATCTTCTCCTGGTTCTAAACCAAGTGATGAGGACAAGAAAAAGAATCCCGATCAGGGTTCTTCAGTAAAACCGACTAAAGTTGCAGCAATCCAAAACATTAGTCAAGCAGTCAAGAGCATGAAGAAAGAAGAGTTCGAGCGTGTTTACGAAGCTCTTATGGGTGCACTTGAAGGTAAAGAAGTTGTTGCTGAAGATAAGGCAGAAGAAACATCTGCTGTTTCTGTTCGAGAACTTCGACAAATTAAAGCAGGCGACGTAAACGTTGCTGAAGATGTTGCTGCGATGTTTAGTGGTGAGGATCTTTCCGAAGAGTTCACTTCTAAAGCAACCACAATCTTCGAAGCTGCTGTAGTCTCTAAGGTTAATGAGTTGCTTGAGACAGTAACTGTTGATCTTGAAGCAGAGATGGAAGTTGCTAAAGATGAAATCGCAGAAGACATGGCAGCAAAACTAGATTCATATCTAGAGTACGTTGCTGAAGAGTGGATGAAAGAGAACGAACTTGCCGTTGAGTCTGGCATTCGTGCTGAAATCCAAGAAAACTTTATGAAGGGTCTACGTGACTTGTTCGTTGAGAACTACATCGAAGTCCCTGAAGAGAAAGTTGACCTTGTTGACGAACTCGCTGAGAAAGTTGAAGAACTTCAGCAGTCTATCAATGAGGAAGTAGAAAAGTCAATCGAACTCAGAAAAGAACTAAACGAAGCAAAGGTTGAAATTATCCTTGCTAAAGTTTCTGAGGGATTAACAGAATCTCAAGCAATCAAACTAGCATCTTTGGCTGAAGGTGTCGAGTTTGAGTCTGAAGAGTCTTATGTTGAGAAACTTGAGACATTGAAGGGTAACTACTTCAAATCTGATGATGTAATCACTGAAGAAACTGCAGTTGATGATGAACCGCTGGAGATTGAAGAGGATGCTGAAAAGGCAATTGATCCAGGCATGGCTGCCTACATGAGTGCCATCGCTAAGAGCATCAAAAAGTAATTTTATATAAATAATAAAACATTAGGATAGTTAAACCGAAAGGAGACCTAACAATGTATCAATCTGATGAATTAATCAAGAAGTGGCAGCCAGTTCTTGAGCATCCTGATCTCGAAAAAATCGCTGATGCTCATAAACGTGCCACAGTTGCAACCCTGCTAGAAAACCAAGAGAAGTCTTCTCGTGAGCAATCTCAAGGTTCTGGCGGATATAACGCACCAACACTGTTGGGCGAGGCAGCACCAAACAACGCAATGGGTGCTTCTTCTTCAACAGCGTCTGACGGTAGTGTTGACATTTACGATCCAGTACTTATTTCTTTGGTACGTCGTTCAATGCCTAACCTTATCGCATACGACATTGCTGGTGTACAACCAATGACTGGTCCTACAGGACTGATCTTTGCAATGCGTTCACGCTACACAACTCAAGATGGTACGGAAGCACTCTTCAACGAGGCAGACGCATCATTCTCAGGTAACACCTTTGCTGCTAACGCAACAAGCACTGGTGCTCAAACAGGTACAGACCCAAGCGATCGTTCTGCTTCCTCTACAGGTGGTAACTATAACGTTCACTCAGGTATGTCTACTGCTGAAGCAGAAAAACTTGGTTCTTCAGGTTCACCTGCTTTTGCTCAAATGGCATTCTCAATTGAGAAAGTTGCTGTTACTGCTGTTTCTCGTGCTCTTAAAGCTGAGTACACGATGGAACTTGCTCAAGATCTTAAAGCAGTCCACGGTCTTGACGCTGAGACAGAACTAAGCAACATTCTTTCTGCTGAGATTCTTGCTGAAATCAACCGTGAAGTTGTTCGTACGATTAACTACTCTGCTACTGCAGGTGCTACGAAGAACACTACGACTTCTGGTACTTTCGATCTTGACACCGACTCAAACGGTCGTTGGTCAGTTGAGAAGTTCAAGGGTCTTATGTTCCAAATCGAGCGTGATGCTAACGAAATTGCTAAAGCTACACGTAGAGGGAAAGGTAATGTCATGATCTGTTCTTCTGACGTCGCTTCTGCGCTTCAGATGGCAGGTGTACTTGACTACACTCCTGCTCTCAACAACAACTTGAACGTTGATGACACAGGTAACACTTTTGCTGGTGTGTTGAATGGTCGTGTTAAAGTTTACATCGATCCATACTTCGCTGACGCAACTAACCAGTACTACACACTTGGATACAAAGGTTCTTCTGCCTTTGATGCTGGTCTGTTCTACTGCCCATACGTTCCTCTCCAAATGGTCCGTGCCGTTGGTGAGAATACGTTCCAACCAAAAATTGGATTTAAGACTCGCTACGGCATGGTCGCTAATCCATTCGCTATCAATGGCCCTGCTGGTGCTGCTGCTCCTGCTCGGTTGGGTACTGGTGATGGCAACATCTACTACAGATTGGTTAAAGTTGCTAACCTAATGTAATAAAAACAAGATCTACTTTAGTAGACAAGTTTTAAGGGAGTCCTTCGGGTCTCCCTTTTTTTATGCCTGATATTCATTATAAATAGAGTATCTAAGAGGATATAATATGGCAACTAATCCAGACAATAAAAACTTTCTAGCACCTATTGGGTTTCAATTCGCTATTCAGCGTTTACCAAACGTAAATTATTTTTGTACGAGTGCTACTCTACCAGATGTTTCAATGAGTGAGAACGATACTGTAACAAATCCATTCGTTAAATTACCGATCCCAGGAGAAAAACTCACCTTCGGTCAACTCAGTTTAAGATTTCGTGTTGACGAAGATATGAAGAACTTCCAGGAAATATTCAACTGGATGATTGGTCTTGGGTATCCAGATGATTTTACACAAAGGGCAAGTTTACGTGCAGGTTCTTCCATATTTTCAGACGCTTCACTATTGATTACCACCAATCAATACAAACCAAATATTGATGTTACATTCAATGACATATACCCAACTTCCTTGTCTGCAGTAGAGTTTAGCATTGAGCAGACAGACGTAGAGTATTTGAATGCCGATGTTACCTTTGCGTATAGAAGATATAAATTGACAACTGTCACTTGATATAGTATAATAGACTGTATATAGTCTAGTGTGAGTACATTATGAAAATTGAAGATATAGTCTCCGAGTGGGACAAAGATTGCAAGATTGATGAGACGGAACTTGATCGTGAAGCAACGAAGATTCCCAAACTCCACAACAAATACCTGAAGATCTTTATGGGAGAGCGAGTAGTCTTATTCAAGATGAAAGCAGAAAACAAACGTATCCGCAAAACACTGCTTGAGTATTATCTTGGCGAACTTGACCGAGAGGAACTTGAGCAACTGGGTCGCGATCAGTTCTATAAGAAACTACTTAAGAACGAGGTGGATACATATATTGAGTCCGACGATTTGTATATTGATAATACTCTTAAAGTTTCAATGCAGCAAGAAAAGGTAGATTATGTTGAGGCAATCATAAAGAGTTTAAACAATCGCAACTTTCAAATCAAGTCGGCGATTGACTGGGCAAGATTTACACAAGGCAGTATTTGATGGATGTAATAGACGTATATAAGAAGAACGAAGTCTATCTAAAACTGGACTGCGAGCGAGGCACTGCTCGAGAACTGTCAGACTATTTTACGTTTGAAGTTCCTGGAGCAAAGTTTATGCCTGCGTATCGTAATAAGTTTTGGGATGGAAAGATACGTCTATTTTCTACACAAACGCACCAGATATATGTTGGACTGATACAGCATATCAAAACGTTCGCCGAAGAGCGTGGTTACGAACTAAAGATACACGATGGAGTATTAGATACTGAAGACGTTGCGATAAACGAACTTGAGAAGTTTATAACTGAGGAAACCTTTACTCCTAGAGAATATCAAACTAGAGCAGTGGCGCATGCTATTCGTAACAACCGTGCCTTAATTCTCTCGCCTACGGCGAGTGGAAAGTCTTACATAATTTATTCTTTGTTGAAGTATTATTTGGCGAATAAATTAGTAAAGAGAGCTTTGGTAATTGTTCCAACAACCAGTTTGGTTCAGCAGATGAACAGTGACTTTGTTTCTTATTCATCAAAGCGGCAGTTCTATTATACCCATTTAATCATGGCAGGTCAAGAAAAATTTAACCCTGAAGCACAAATTTTTATTTCGACTTGGCAAAGTATATACAAGCAACACCGTTCTTACTTTGATAACTTTGATATGGTGATAGGTGATGAAGCACATTTGTTTAAGGCAAACTCTCTCACCAAGATTATGGAGAAGTTGCCGCAGTGTAAGTATCGGTTTGGATTCACTGGAACTTTAGACGATACGCAGACGAATAAATTAGTATTAGAAGGTTTGTTTGGTCCAGTGATGCGTGTAGTACAAACGAAGGATCTGATAGAAAGTGGAACGCTGGCAGACTTCCGAATTAAGGCATTGGTGCTAAAGTATCCACCTGAAGTTTGTAAGGTAATGCATAATGCAAAGTATCAGGATGAAATTGCTTTCCTTATAAG